AAAGTTTTGCACTCGCTAAGTGTTAAACTTTCGTATACTTCAGTATAATCTTGATAAGTATTCCATGTTCTGTAGTCCGTAAACTCATCAGCTAACGGTAACACAATACCATTTTGTCGTACAAGTATAAAAGTTGAATCGGCCAAACCGTCTGATAGTAACTCTTTATAACTGCTTAATAAATATTTCTTCATTTTACCCCCCTAATTTTAGGCTTCAAAAATACCGCTAACGTGTAATGTTAGCGGTAAAAATATTATAGAGTCTCCTCAACTATAACTCGATATCCTGTCCAGTTTTCAGGGATAAACCCTACAGACATCAACTGATAGTCTTTGCCGACTTTCTGTACGTAAATTCTTTCAGACTCTGGAAAGTCTTTTATGAAAGATCTGATCTTTTTGGCCATTTCTGAACCGCCGAGTTCATACTCTTCATACAGATCAAAGCCTTTTATGAACTCATAATCTATAAATCTCTGACGCAGTACGTCATTAAGAGAACTCTGGCTTGCTCTTCCCTGTTTGTAGCACCCTGTCAACGCTACTAACGCAAGTTTCAACTCTTCATTAAATGCATGTTCTTCACCTTCAAGAAATAATCTAACTATTCCACGGTTCGCTTCTCTCTCCATTTTTATTTTTGCAATTGCTTTAAGTTTCATGGCAGGAGTCATTTCATTTTCTTTGCTCATCTGTACTATCCTAAAAATTACTTAATTGTATAAATCGGCCTATAACATAGGCTTGATGATTTATATCCTAAAATAATTTATAGCGGTACTCTTTTAAAAGAGTACCGTATAAGTTATCTTTTACTCATAGTAAACTGCTGGTTGTAAAAATTGTAAGTCCGTACTGATTTTTAAAATAGCGGTAAAAATAGAGCAATGCTCTATTTTCTTTATTTTCAGAATTGTAAGCTTGAGATTTTCAAGCTTAAGACCGTAAATCATACACAAGTCACTAAGCCGGGTCACTGTGATACCTGACAGATCGACATTTTGCCGTATAAGCCCTTTGCTTCAAATTCTTTTTTTCTTAGTATGCAAAACAATTCAGTCCCGAAAAGTAGAAATTGACTTCCTGATTTTAAAACAAATTTTTCCATGATACCCTTCTTTAGTCTTATAAAATCGGCCTATATACATAAGCCGTAATCCCCTAATTATACTGTCAAAATAGACTCTTTAAAATCTATAATGATAGGATAACAAAAAAGCCCTTCCCTAAATTGTCAAAAATTGACTCTCGATTCCCTCTCTCTCACTTATTATTATATCATACTGATAGAATAATACAAGTACTTGAAAGCTTTATTGACTAAAATAAACACTTATTTTATACGATTTATTCTTACACATAATAATCATGCAGCAAAGTAACAAGGTACAATTTTTAGTTACTGGGACTTGTAGTAATAAATCAGGATATATAAAAATCATGTAGTAATACTACAATTCTACTAATTGCATGCAATAAAAGCCGGTTAATTTCCTTGTTAGAATTGACCCCGAGCACGTAACACATAGAGTATATAAGCTATACATAGAGGATACAGCACATACACATAGTATATAACACATACACATATAGTATATATTATACACATGTAGTATATAGACTACACATAGTATATAACACATACACATATAGTATATACTATACACATGTAGTATATAGGCTACACATAGAGTGCATATAATACATGAACCATGGACACGGGACACATAGAGTATAAGCAATACACATAGAGTATAAGCAATACACATAGAGTATATAATATATACAGGTAGTGTATATTATTATGTGCTAGGATATATTATACACAGACAAGCAAGCAAGAACACAAGAAAAGTAACCAGTGCACATAGTGTGCAAAACCTACATACCCCGCCCCCCTGCCACCCTATTACCCACTATATCGGACAATGGACACGGGGAATTATTTCAGTCACTAGCATTATTACTTACATACTACGTGTTATTACTTACATACCCAATTCCTTACATACACCAATTCCTTACACTTAATCCCTGAACAATCGGCATCGGGCATTTTCCCTGAGACATTCCCTCAGTTTAGACTTATAGACTTTCGATGACCATTGACCATGGCACATTATCACCTATAGTGATATAAGTGTACCATATAAAAGGCTCTTTAATAGCGATTAACAAGGAATTTCGTCTAATTTCCTTGACTTTATGGCATTTTTCGCCTTTATTTGGCGTATTTGACCAATAATCCTTGCTTATTAAGCGAATCCGTAGTATATTTGTAGTATAGAGTATTGTAATAGGTGAAATCTATTAGACTAGTCAGTTAAACATTAAGTTGAACAATAGCCAGTGGCATTTGACGCTGGACACAGGGTAAATAAGTCGTTACACGGGAGGAAGGTCAATGGACGCTGGATATTCACTGGAAGAAAAGAAAGAATATGTGCTGATGCGTTATCAGAAGTCTTATGACTTAGCTACTGCGTACTTCATGGCTGAGGTAACTCCTGATCAGATTAAGATATTGGACAAGGATGAAGGGTTCCAGTTTAGGGTACAGTACCTAAAGGCTGAAATGAATGAACGAATATTCTCTTCGATTATAGATTGTTTAGATAACGAAGATCCGAAGCTTAAACGTATGGCGGCCATGGATCTAGGTAAGATATTGGACAAGGATCGTTTCTTAGGTAAACCAGAAGACAAGGTGAACACTAATGTTCCCGATACGATTAACCTCGTAGGTGTAAAACCTAAGAAGTCATCATGAGCACCCTGAATATAGAGGTCATAGACCTTATACAACGTGAGCTTATGGAAGATTGTACTGCTAGACATAGAGGAGCGTACGGTGGACGTGGAACAGGGAAATCCTGGACGTTTGCACGCTTCTGTTTAACTATGGGCATGGCAGATAAGAAGTTTATTGTGTGCGTACGTGAGGTACAAAAGTCTTTAGAGAACTCTGTAATGAAATTACTTGCAGACACTATTGATGACCTTGGGTTGCACTGGTTCTATAAGGTTATGAAAAACGTCATTGTAGGTAAGAACGGTACAAAGTTCGTGTTCTACGGACTACATGAACACAACAGTGATAACATAAAGTCCTTAGAGGGAGCGGATATTTGCTGGGTAGCAGAAGCACAGAGTATTTCTCGTGTTTCAATTAACATACTGCGTCCTACAATACGTAAGGAAGATGCGATATTCTTCTGGGATTTTAACCCTAGATACGGTAGTGATCCAGTGTACGTAGATTATATTCGTAACCAAGACCCTAACGCTAAATTTGTTAAGGTCGGATGGGAAGATAATCCGTGGTTCCCGAAGTCATTAGAGATGGAACGGGACGCTGATTATGCAAGAGATCCTGTAGGTGCAAGACACATCTGGGAAGGTGAGCTGGCTGATACTGACGATACATTTGTATGTCCTCCAGAGATGGTGGAAGGTGCAATGGAGCGTAAGATCGGAAAGAATCCTCCAGGGATTGAGATCGTAGGTATAGACGTTGCGCATCAGGGTGGTGATGAGATCACTATGTTTAAGCGCATAAACAATAAAGTAACATCTACGTTCTTTGCACGTAAACAGGGAATATTGGATACCCTGCATGACGTACAGCAGTTTGCAGGTAAAAATTGTCAGATCAACATTGACAATGGACACGTAGGAGCAGCTCTGGCAGACTTGTTAGAGGCCGATGGTTACACGGTAAATCGTATAGACTTCGGCGGACGGCCTGTAGATATTGAACATTACGAGGACGTAGCAACGGAGATGTACTTCCAGCTAAGAGATAAGCTGGACGTTATAGAGCTTCCGAAAGATGAAGAATTAGCGGTACAGTTGTATACAAGAAAGTATGACTACATAAACGGTCGTCGTGGGTACGAAGTCATGAAGATTGAACAGAAGAAGACTTTCGCTGAGCATACGCATGCTTCACATAAGTCTCCAGACAGGGCAGATGGATTGGTTCTTTGTTTCTACGAACCAACTAACTACGCTGATTTGTCCCATATCTTGGGTTCTATCAAAGTCTATTAGGAGTAAGGAATGAGTATACAGAGTGTAGTAGGAAGCTTGTTCGGTCGTATTAGTGCTAGAGGTACTAAACGGCAAAGACTGGTATTAGTCAATAATGGTGGAAGTACACAAAAAGATCTTACAGTCGCTGACCTCACAGACGTAACACTTTGTAGGGAAATATACAGAAATGTAAACCAACAGTACGCTCTAGCAGGTCAGCTTGTAAGACCTATTATCAACAACAATGTTCACTTTATTGGACAGCCAAAGTTAACTGGTAATAAGAAAGCTTTGAATGTGTTAAAGGACATAGAGTTTAGTTACCGTAATGTGCATAAGATGATCGAGATCGACGGTAACTTTTTACTATGGCCTAGATGGGACATAAGAAAGAAAAAGGTTATTGTGGAACTTATATCAACGGATCTTATACAGAAGACGTTGATAGATCCTCTCACTAAAAAGGTCATAGGATATATATTAAGTGAAACAGTGTATTACACCACGGAAGCAAATTTTAATGCGATGTGTAAGATCACACACACAGTTACTGACAAGAAGCAAGTTATTACAGCTGAAGGATCTGAACTTAACTACAAGAAAACTATACCGAATCCGTTCGGCGTACTCCCTGTAGTTCTATTCGCTAATGACAGATTAGGTAACGATATATTTGGTCACTCAGAGATTGAACCTATTGAACCACAGTTGCAGTTGTATCATGATCTTACGTATGAAGCTGCCGCTGCCCAGAAAAGAGATGGACATCCTAAGCTGAAGCTTACAACGAAAGATGTACAGAAGTGGATCAATAACAACTTCGGGCCAGGAACTTATGCGGACATAGCGGCTGGAGATACTGTATTGTCACTGGACAATCGAGACTTCTTCGTGAATCAGGGTGACGACAAAATAGAGTACTTATATTTAGCTAAGACGTCTGGAGACTTTAAAGCTCTTTCAGAAACAACATTCACTAACATTGTAGAAGGATCAGAGACACCAGAGATAAGCTTCGGTGCTAATCTTGGAACATCCCTTGCAAGTGTTAAAGAGTACAGACCTATATGGATTAAGAAGATTGAAGCTAAACAAGCTGAACGTGGTGAAGGGTGGAAACAGGTATATGAACTTGTAATAATGATTCATAACTTCGTACACCTAAGCAATGTCATATCCGACGATATAGATATTGTATGGCCTAAACCTAACTTCGTTAGTGTTAAAGAAAGAGCAGAGATCTTAACAGGTGTTGCTACAGCTATTGAGAAGTTGTCTGCTGCAATGGCTATTACGGAAGAGGAAGCGTTTGACACTATAAAGGAAATGGACATTGTTGAACTTGCAGAGACTTACGCAGAGCATAAAAAAGAAATAGAGAGGCTAAAGGATGAAGCAGAACAGCAAAGAACTAAGTTGGTGGCAGAGGAAGACGCTAGAGCGAAAGTGGCTGAAGCGGCTAACGATGAAGAAGATAGTAGTTCTAATGATAAAAAGAAAGACGACGTTGCCGACGATAAGAAAGGTGATGACTGACCAGAAGAGCTTGTTTGATGCAAGAGATAAACTTGTACAAGACTTTAAAGGTGTTGTGCAGTCAGGAGCATTACATAATTGTTCTAAGGAACTGTTGAAGAGCTTTCCTGTTGATCTTAACGTATTCTTTGAAAAGAACTGGCGTAAACAGCCTAAAGTATGGTATACTTTATATAAAACTGCAATGCTTAGAGCATACATGGAGTTAGAAGATGGCAAAGAATAAATCGTTTATAACAGAAGACATGATGCTTAAAGGTGTCCCTATTGAACTCAAAACAAGCATACTACATGACTTAAAAAGTATTACAGCTAGAGGTGTAGACTTTGTAGACGTTGAAAACAAAGAGGCGTATGCTGCTCTTGTAGGTGAAGCTCAGAAGTTTGAGTTTGTCAACACTGTCATGTTAGGCCCAGAGCATAGGGCACAACCTGATCCATGGACACAGGTAGAGCTTACAGAGGACTGGGCCAAGAGTTATGCAAAAGGTATTAACGAAACACCAGCACCCTTATATATATCAGGACATGCAGACACCGGAATTGGTGTTAAAATGCGTGCAAAGAACGACGGTTACGTAACAGGAGCCAGAGTCAAAGACAACGTTCTCTATATAAGAAACACTATGGTTCTTGATGGGACTGACGATCATAAGGCGTTAGTTACTCAGACCATGAAAGAGATTAAAGCTAAGATGTTATCAACCTCTTCCGGCGATGTTATGTCTATGAAGATTGAGATCAACGATGAGACCGAGGAAGTAGTATATAAAGCTGTGTCTTCCTTAAAAGGAAGATCTAATGCTCTGGTAGAGTTTGACCTTAAAGGTTCGGATGCTGATATCGTAAGTACAAGTTTTAAACAAGGTTCGTCTGACGAATCTAATAATATGCAAGGAGCAAATGACATGGAAGGAAAAACAACCCTTACATCCAGTGAAATGTGTTTAAGTCTAAAGAGCCAGATTGCTCTGGGTTCTACTAGCCTGAAACAGATCGAAACTGAGATGGGTGTTACCTTTATGACAGCTGAAGACAAAGTTGCGCTTAAACGCCTAGCTGACGCTGAAGCTGAGATGGGTGTAACAGCCGATGTATTTCTGAAAGGAATACAGGCAGACAAAGAAGCCGCTTTCATTACACTGAAAGAAGGTTCCATTAAAGATAAGTTTAAAACCGATGAGCTGATCGAAGTAGCAACATCATTGTTTAAACTTGAAGCTGGTTCTGCGGAAGAAATCACTGCAGAAGTAGAAAGAGTTGCTTCCATGAAAGCCGTAACACTGATTACTGGTAACATCGCTGGAAGCTTTGGAGCTTCATTTAGTACAGATAACTCTGTTGATGATGTAGTTACCGGAACAATGGAGGGTTAAGAAATGACCGCAGTAACAACTAATTACAGCTTCTTTGAAGAACAGCTTAGTAAAGTACAGATCGAAGTAAAGAACGAACTTGGAAGAGACGTTGAAAATAACGAACTCGTTATTATAGACGGACTCTTTGGAAATGTAGTAGACTTCGAGGGTATTGTTGATGATGCTAGAGGTCTCATTGACATTACTACAGATCGTGTTATTAGTACAACTCAGATTGACACTTCAGACACTTTCGCTGTAGACGATATTGTTTACTTCTTGTCTGGTAAAGCTGCCGCAGCTGGTAAACTTATTGTAACCAATGACTCCGGTGCTGTAGCAGTAGGTATCTGTACCAAGATTAATAATGGTACAAGTGTATCATTGAGACCTTTTGCACAGAACAACGGTGTTGTAAACGCACCAAAGACCATTGTACATAAAATCACAGCTACTGCCGCAACAGCTGTCCCAGTTGGTGGACTTAAAGAAGGTGATGAGATCATAGATGCTTTTACAATCTGTAGCGGTGCAAGTACAAGTGGTACACTCATTGTAGAAGATGGTGCTGGTAACAATATCACAAGCGCAATGACCTGTGCAGTAGTCGATGCTTTACATCGTGCAACAACTATTGATCTTACGTACAGTACACTTCCTGCAACTGGTGCGGCTATTATATCAGTTGGTGGTACAGCAGCAAACACAAAGGGTGTAGTTGTAATAACCTACATACCAGCGTAAAGGAGTAAGTAATGATTAACGCTAAAATGGTAAGTCGAGAAGTACTCGCTAACAAGTTTATGGAAGACAGATCAGAGGGAAAAATCCTTCTGCCTACTGATTCCGTTGAAATCGTACAGACAGCCTTCGGTAGCAACATACCAAAAAGTGGTGCGTTCCTAGATGCTGGATTACTGTCTGTAATTAACAAGAGAAAGTCTCTTTCTCATGACCATCCCATTTCCTTTAAAGGTAATGCACAGAGTGGATTCGATATTGCGTTTAACACGTTTAAACACAAAGAGTCCATTATGCAGCAGATCAAAAGAGGATATTTTTCTGGTCAGTCTCTGAATGATAATTGGACAGATCTACAGGATGCAGAACGCTTTGACCTTTCTTTGAAAAAAGCGGCCAAACCTACTGTAAGACAGTACTTCTATAATATCATTGACAAACCTAACGCCACAATCGACGTTAGACCTACTGAACTGTATCCTTACGGTTTTGTATTTGAAGAGAACAATGGTCAAGGCCAGTCTGTGAAACAGGGTGCTAACATGCTTGGTGGTTACGGAACCATCGCTATGCAGATCTTTTCCGCTGGATTCACTTGGGATCTTCTTGCATCACTGTTCGACGGATCTTATGATCTTACACGTATGAACGAAGGTGTTACTCTTGCGTACTCCGCAAAACAGGACGACCTTGCAATCAGTGAGATTCTTGATTATGCTTCTTACAGTACAGCTGGTACTGCAAAACATACAGCCGCTTCTTCTGTTGGAGATACTAGACAGGAATATCTGTTGAACACTCTCATGGATGCTGTTGATGATCTGGCTAAAAGAGTTGACCCTGTAACTAACAGACCTGTAGGACGTGAGAACCTGAGCGTTCTTTGTTCCACTACTGTCATGGGTCACATCGAACACGTGAATGGTCTTCCTTCTGATAGGAATAGGAATTACCCTTCTATCAGAGCTATATCTAACATCGTAGGTTACGATGGTGAAGTAATTAACATGCCTGATGGAACTACCACCTATTCTGGTGTTGGTGACACATATTGTTATATCGTTAAAAAGAATCGCTACATGAATGTAGTGAAAAAGACTGGACTTATTGCTGAAATTGACAAAACTCCAGACGTACCTACTCTGTCAAGAGAACAGAGAGCATGGTATTTCTCTGAAGGAATTCAGATTGATGGTGTTGCGTCTTTCGTTCAGAAAGTCACACTTCCTGCTTGGTAAGTTATTGTTTCGTTTTATTCATCTGTTGGCACAGGGTTTAGGCTCTGTGCCTTTTTGCAAGCTTTCTAAGGATGGCTTACATAAAGGAGGTCACTGTGACAGAACTGGTAAAGCTTAAGAGATTTATGAATCCACATTATCAACTTCCTAGTGACGTTGAGATCCTTGAAGACTATCTTACAGAGTACACCTATGCTGAGTGTGCCGCTGGCAAGTTATGGGAAGAGAAAGCTACTTCTTATACAGCCAAAGATACCGCAGTTACGGAAGTTACAACAGGTGGAGAGAAGTTTAAACTGTCTTCTCCTGAGACTGCACAGAAGACCGCTATCACAGCCGCAAATCTGTACAACGGAAGATGCAAAGATAAATGGGGTAACTTAGGTTGTGCTATACGTATAACTCAGTCCACAGTGGCAGGTATACCAGGTAAACCAGTTGAGTGACCTTAACTTAAATGCTATTCGAGATGCTATAAAGATGCGTATAGCAGTAAATCCTACTGTTATAAATGCAGTAACTAAACCTAAGATTGACAACGGGCACGGGATACTTGTTGATGACTATACAGCCACTGCAGTTATAACAGAGCTTGGTACAGTTACTATGTCAAGAAGAACTCTTCCTGACTTAATACATACCAATGCCCAGACACCTTACGATTACTTGGATAACCTTTACATTGTTGCCGAGTATGATGCTACGTGGATTGACGTAGGTATTGAGTTTTATGTAGAGTCTTACGATGAAACGTACAGGACTAAGATTCCAGAGCGTAAAGTACTATTTGGTGGATGTGCTTATATTGTTTGTGGTATTGAAACCATTACGTCCAGGAATGTAGGAGGTTAAGATGGCTGAACTTATAATGACTGATGATACTGTGAAAGAAGAAATGAACTATGTAGCATTTGTAAATAACAAGGTAAGCCTTCTTATACCTGAAACAGCAAAAATAAAAGATAACGTAGTTATCCTTACAGCTGAGGAAGCTTTTAGGTTAGCAGTAAACGTTCTACTACAGCTGAGACTCAGTGTACCGGATTAAGATCAAGAACGTACCAGGAGCGCAGGACTGGACAAGAAAGCAGTTTATAGCTAAAGAGACTGAGGTTTACGTAATATTCAGAAAGTACTCTGTGCTAGCTATGACCTACTTTGCGCAGTTACAGTTAAACGCAGGTAAAGGTGTTAAAGGTGCTTTCTGGACAAATAGGACACTACGAGCCGCAGAGAGCTTTTACGCTGTACAGTTTACGACGGGTAGATATATTGGTATGGACATGGGACATAACATGACGTACTCTCCTTCTCTTGAGTATGATCACGGTGGAGAGTTTGCGGCCTTACCTACAATGATGAATGAACTTACACCTTTAATTATGAAAGAGCTTAAGGCGTTATATGGAGATAAATCATGAGTAGACTTACAGCACTTAAAGCAGTGATAGAGCAAGGGTCTATAACAAACGTTGTATTACGTGGAGACATGGAGACTTATCCAGAAGCTCCTTACGTTATAATATTTGATGACTATGCTCTTAATAGTTACTATATGTTAGATAATACTGTTGATCCATTCGTTGTTGAAGCTTGTTTTCCAGTAGGCTGGAGTGAGAAGTGTACAAAGTATGTTAATCAAGAGTTAATGACTATGCTTAACAAAAAGGTTATAACTGATGCCGAAGATGGTACAGTATTTCAAGTATATAGCACTGCTAATATTACACCGTTGATTGAACCTAATGATGATAGAGCACTGTCTAAAGGTAACGATGATGGAACACTTAGCAAGCAAAGAAGGTTCTTTACACCACGTCGTGGTTTATAGAGATACAGTCTCTACAAGAGATTAGTTTTTAGAACGTGTCTTAGACACAAATGGAGGAATTATGTATACATTTGATGGAAAAACAACATTTTCTGTTGAAGGTTCGCGTTGGCGTAGACTTAATCCCGACGGCTCTTATCCCGCTGTAGACAATCAGCTGGGTTTTGTAGGGACTGTCGATTTAAGCGGACTTGCCGGAACTGAAAAGTTAAGCTATAGACTTGGAGCTACTGGAGATTTCACAGATCTGACTATAGATCTATCAGGATCAGGTGGAACGCCAGCAGCAACTACTGTAGCAGAAGTAGTTGTTACACTGAACGCAGATGCTGCTGGGTTTGCAGTGCTCTTCACAGCGTCTGCAGATGCCGCTACAGGTAGACTCAAAATTGTACAAACAGCTGATACTGCAACGTATCTTGAACTTAAAGGTGCTCTTGCTATTGCATTAGAGCTTGGATCATGGACAAACGGTGCTGGCTTCGGTACACACTTTTATGACTGCTTCGACAATGCAGGTGCTATAGGATTTCCGAAAGAGATTAAAGACTTTGAAGAAATCGAAGTAGAGAACGGTGATGGCTCTGTCATGTCAATGGTTACAGCGGCATTACTTAAAGGTCTTAACATCTCTCTTGCACTCAACGATGAGTCTTACGAGCTAAAACAAATGATAATGGGTGGAACCATTGTTGAAACTGGAATAGACGGTGCTACTGCAAGGTACACTCCACCTACCACCAGTCAGACTTACCTTCCTGGGTTTTGTGGAGAAATCTTTGAAACTCGCTATGGTAAAGGTTCCAGTAACCGTAGTAGCATGACAGGCTATAAGAGAACTAACCTGCTCAACTGTGTTGGTATGGAGGGTGACCTTGCAACAGAAGTTAAGTCTTGGGCTACTTATCAGTTCAATATCCGTGTACGTGAGTACTTGGATAGTGCGGACGTTAAGCATGCAGGATACAATGAGGAACAGTTGACGATTGCACAGTTTACTGCTCTTGGAATTACATTCGGGTAAGGAGGAAGAGGGCTTCGGCCCTCTTTTTGTAATATGAAAGATATTGAAAACAGCATAACAGATACTAGCTTAGAAGCAGTTAAAGGTATTCTTGAGTCTAATACAGAAATAGTAATTGTAGCTCCTTGGAATGGGGAACCTCTGCCTGTAACAATCGTTATGCTATCTTCTGTATCACTCAACTCTTGTGGAGACTTCTCTACAATA